TGGCAAATCCAAACTTACGGATACTTGATAGAACAAAGTGGATTGGGGAAGGTCCACAATGTGCATCTTGTGGCTATACCACGAGACGGTGACGAGCGCGATGTAAAGGTCCACTCAGAGAAGTACGATTCTTCCATCGCGCTTGAAGCCTTATCTTGGTTAGAGGCTATTAAGACCAGTGAGGTTGCTCCTGAACCTGAAAAGGATGAGAGCTACTGCAAGTTCTATTGTAAATACTTTGACGCATCTGGTGAGATTGGATGCGTTGGTCTAAAAAAAGAACGTACAAAGACTGAACTACCACTCATTGATAATGATGAGGCAAGTAATCAGGCTTTGGAATATCTACAGATAGATAACAAGATAAAAGAATTAACAACTCAGAAGGATGCAATTAAAGAAGCGCTGACTGGTGTTGTTGGGGTTACAGCTACAGGTGTTGAAGTTAGATGGACAGAGGTAGCTGGACCTAAGCAAGTAGATAAAGAAAAAGTCCAAGAGATTCTTGGATTCGTACCAACTCTAAAAGGCAAGGATAGTCTGCGCCTTTCAATTAAACATAATGGAGGTAAGTAAAGTGGCTGCACCAGAATCAACAAAGTTCCAAGTCAATTTCAAGACACCAGATGGAACTCTAATTAACCTTTATGCTACAAGTAAGGAGGAATTGGAAGGGTTGCTAACAGCAGCTTCTGACTTTTCTGCCCTTATTACAAGCACAAGTCAAGCGTATGCAGGCGCTGCACCTGCTGCTCCCGTTTACAATTCTGCACCAGCAGTAGCATCAGCACCATCTGCTGGCGGAGAAGAAACTGTCAACGATAAGTATGGCAACATCTGGGTATACAACCACCCAAGCGCACCAGAGTGCTCTCGTGGAAAGATGGTTCTAAAGCACGGCAAGGCACAAGCAACTGGCAAGCCATACAAGGGTTGGTTTGATCCTGCTACTGGTCCTAAGTGGACTGGTGCTAAAGTTCCAAAGGACCAACAAGCGGCAACGATTTGGGCGTAACACAATGCGAGAGCCGCGTGAATACGAGGCTCCGCTATGTGCACAAGTCGGAGGAGACCATTGGTTCCCAGAGGTTACTGGAACAGACAGTAGTTCTCGCTACCATACAAGTTTTGCAAAAACTATCTGTGGAAGATGTGTTCATAAAACCGAATGCGCTGAATGGGGTATACAGAACGAAAGATTTGGTATCTGGGGTGGCCTCACAGGGGCTGACCTAAAGGAAGCTAGAAGAAAAAGAAATGTAATACTGCCAAGGGAGGGGCATAATGCTTAGACTAGATAGAGCTTGGAAGTCTTCTCGTACTACAGCACAACCCCTACCTACAGTATGGAAAGATCTAGAGAAGAAAGATATAAAGTTTAGACGAGGCCAAGTATGTATGGTCGCTGCTGCGCCCAATGCTGGTAAGTCTATGTTCGCTCTGGTCTATACCATTCAGGCAAAGGTTCCTACTTTATTTTTCTCAGCAGATACTGATACCGCTACAGTAATGATGCGAGCATCTGCACATACAGCAGGTCATACTCAGCAGACAGTTGAGAAAATGATTACTGAGAATCCTCGTTACTATGATAAGTACTTGGAGAGTATGTCGCATATACAATGGGTCTTTGACTCCAGTCCTAATCTTGATGATATAGAAATGGAAATCAAGGCCTACATAGAACTATATGGGTTAGCTCCAGAGCTGATCGTAATAGATAACTTAATGAATGTTGTTGCTGAATCTGATAATGAATGGGCAGGACTGCGCCAGATTATGGTTGAGTTGCACGATATGTCTAGGAAGACTGAAGCCTGTGTATTAGTACTGCATCACGTATCAGAACAGAGTGAGTATGGTAGTCCAACTGAACCTTCAGCTCGCCGTGCTATTCACGGAAAGGTAAGTCAGTTACCTGCGATGATACTTACTCTTGGCTATAGCCCAATAGAAAATACTTTAAGGGTTGCACCAGTAAAGAATCGTTTTGGAAAGCATCAAGCAGATGGTAAGGATTATGTAGGGCTCTTTGTGAACTTTGCTACCTGCCAGATATCTGACTCTGATTCTTATGGCAGAGCAATCCGTAATTCTAATGTGAGCAACTATGTCTAGTTACAATAAGGCTAAGGGTTCAAAGTTTGAGACAGATGTGATGAAGTATCTACGCAAACTAGGCCACTTTGCTGAAAGACTTGCCAAAGCTGGAGCCAATGACGAAGGTGATATTGTCACCATAATCGCAGGTCAGACCTATATTCTGGAATGTAAGAATAGAAAGTCATTAGATCTTCCGCAGTTCTGGGCAGAAGCTCAGACTGAGGCAGCCAACTATGCGAAGGCGCGGGGTCTTGTGGTTGAGCCTCCCGCCTTCGTTATAGTTAAGAGGCGCAGAGCCAGCATAGAAGATGCTTGGGTAATACAAAATCTAGAGGAGTGGTTAAATGGCCTCAACAATAAAACCGCTAAAGCGGTGGAAAAAAACAGCTTGGAAGAAGAAATATCTAACACAGTCCCAGAGATGGGGGAAAGTAACAGTGACTAAAATGCCAGTACCACAAGGACAAATAACAAGTAGTGAGATATTTACTACACCAGAAGTACAGAAAGAACTTGAAGATGTACAGATACCAGATGAACCAACTGAAGTAGAGGAAAAAGAACAAGAATGATGTGTTCAGACTGCAAGGTGGCTGGTCAGTTTAACTCACGAGGCCAGTATGATAAGGCTGAAGAGATGCACGGATACTGTAAAGGAGACTGCGTTTGCCAACACAAGACTGGACCAGGGTGGGTCGTAAGAAAAGGTCAAAGTCCGACTCTGATGCAAACACAGTCTCCATAGCAGATGTAGTTAGACACTTTGGAGGAGAAGTAAAAGAAGGTCGCAACATATCTGTACGTTGTTGTATGCACGATGATGCTCGCAAGAGCGCAGTCATTGACACCTATAACAATTTGTATTTCTGTCATACCTGTGGCAAGGGTGGCAACGCTGTTAATGTAATTATGGAACTAGAGAATGTGGGGTTCAAAGATGCTCTTGCAAGGGCAGGCGAAATTATTGGAGGAAGCGGCTCATCACTACGCACAGGAGATAAGCCCAGAAGCTCTGCAATATCTAGAAGGACGTGGAATATCTGAGGAGGTAGCAGCTAGGTATCGTCTTGGTTCTATCACAGATCCGATAGAGGGACATCAAGGTTATGAAGGTTGGATATCTATACCTTACTTCACTGCTTTAGATATCTGTGTTGGCTTTAAGTTTAGAAGATTAGATGATGGTAAGCCTAAGTATGGTGCGCCTGTTGGTCAGAAGTCACACCTGTTTAATGTCATTGCAACTATGTCTAATACCAGCAGGGTAGTTGTATGTGAGGGTGAGTTTGATGCGATAGTTATGGAAGCTAACTGCCAAGTGCCAGCAGTAGGTGTGCCTGGAGTTGCTGCTTGGAAGCCTTATTATTCAAAGTTATTCAATGGTTTTGATATGGTTTATGTAGTCGGTGACAATGATGTTAAAGAAGATGGGACTAACCCTGGAGCTGAGTTCTCTAGGCGTGTCGCAGGTGAGTTAATCAACTCACAAATCGTACAATTACCACCAGGTATGGACATAACAGACTTCTATCTGGTGAATGGACAAGAAGCAACAGCTAACCTAGTAGGAGGAGTTAAGTGAGTGACTACAAAGAAGGAATTGACACAGATGGCAGAGTATCTGAAGGAATTGGGGATGGTAATAGTCTCCATAGACTTCAAGAATGGTACTATTACAGTCAAACCGATTCCGACAAGAAGTTAGATTCGGAGTTCGTTGCTAATGTGTGGCGAATCCTTGACACAGCAGGTAATTTGCTCATCCGCAAACATAAAGATTATGGTCCAAAGAACATCTCTCACAGTCCAGGTGGAGCACTCAACGGATTACGAGTGCGTATGCACGACAAGGTGGCTAGAATCAATCACCTCGTTGATAGTGAAGTCTCTCCCTCAAACGAGTCACTTCGAGACAGTTTCTTAGATCTACTTAACTACTCTGCTATTGCAATGATGGTACTAGATAAGACGTGGCCTGAGATACCTAATGACTGAGATTAAAAGTGAACTAATTTTAGGTGACTGTTCAGAGGAGCTACCTAAGATAAACGTAAAAGAAAAAAAGTTTGTAATTGTGACTGACCCGCCTTTCAATATTGGGTATCACTATAACAATTACAAAGATAATATGGGTTCGCAGGAGTACTATGAGATGCTTGCTTCTATATTTCAGTACTCTCCGTTTGTTGTTATACATTATCCAGAAGAGATATACAAGATAGCATTTCAAGTTGGCGAGTTTCCTGATAAAGTTGTTAGCTGGGTGTATAACTCCAACACAGCAAAACAACATAGAGACATAGCATTCTTTGGTATCAAGCCAGACTTCAAACAATATGGACAGCCATATAAAAATCCAACAGACAAAAGAATTATGCAAAGAATTGCTGATGGTAAAACAGCAAGGCTCTATGACTGGTGGGAGATTAACCAGATAAAAAATGTATCAAAAGAAAAAACAAAGCATCCTTGTCAAATGCCTCTAGAGGTTATGAAAAGAATTGTTGGCATCTTGCCTCCTGACTACACAATAGTAGATCCGTTTATGGGTTCAGGCACAACAGGTTTAGCTTGTAAAGAATTAAATCGGAACTTTATAGGTATTGAAATGGATGCAGAATACTATGCTATTGCTCAACAAAGGATAGATAATGACTGATATCCACCCAGTTATACTTGATATAGCTCCTAGCGTAGCCAATACTATCTGTCGTAGGTTTCGCAACTATGTAGATAGAGATGATGTAAAGCAGGAGTGCTACGCCTGGTATCTAACAAGAGTAGAACATCTAGATGGACTATTAAATGAAACTAATCCTATCCAAAAGGTAATCAATGAGAAGCGTATTGCTTGGCAGATGAAGCGCCACTGTGAGCGCTATGCTCGCAAGGAGAAGGCAGCTAAGTCTGGCTATCGCATAGGCGATGAAGCCTTCTATGACTCAGCAGTTATAGCCCAGCTATTGCCTCACGTAATTGCCTCAGTAATAGATAATACAGTCTTAGAACAGGCACAGAACCTCATTAACGATGGTCAGCCACGTAAGCAGTCAGCTCCAGCAGAAGGTGGCAACCTACTTGCTACTCTGATAGATATAAAGAAGGCTTATCTAAAGTTGGAGATAACAGATAAAGATATTCTTATTAAGAGATATCACGAGAGCCTCACTCTTGAGGCTATGGCAGAGTATCTAGGTTGCGCTATATCTACTGCTGATCGTAGATGTCAGAGCTCTTTGCGTAAGTTGCAGAATAACTTAGGCGGGGAGAGTCCATACCAGTGAAAGAATCCGAGCTCTTCGATTATCTAAAAGATAAACACTTCCCCGACCTTGAGAAATCTGAAGGCGCTTTCGACTCCTTTGACTGCACTACCATTGAAAAGAACT